AAGACGAGCTGGAGCGCATGGCTATTGAGTACAGGGCGAGAGCGAGAGCAATAAAAAAGTAAAAAGATTTTATAAAAGTGTTGACAATATAAAATTATTTGATATACTTACATCATCGACAACAAACAAACGGAGAAGATGATGGCTTATATGAACCAAGAGAAAAAAGCAAAAATTGCCACAGAATTGAAAAAAGTAGTGCCAAAAGGCTGGAAATACAGTTTGGCAGTTCGAGACCGTAGATCCATAGAAATGACGATTAGCGCAGCGCCAATAGATTTGCTTGAGGCCGTTGGACAAACAAGAGCGTCAAGTTATTGTTTTGCAATTAAAACAAAAATAGCAGAAGTAACCGAGGCCTTTGAAAAAATTTTTAATGCATTAAACACAGACAACTATAACCGCAGCGACATCATGACCGATTATTTTGATGTTGGCCACTATGTTCAGTTAAACATTGGCAAATGGGATAAACCCTTCAAATTGGCAGCATAAGCAAAGCCCCGAAAGGGGCATTGAAAGGCAATATGAGAAAAGTCAAAATATCTGGCGTTGAATACCACAGCGCCAACACCCAAGCCGGCATCGAGGATTTTCTAATCCGCAGCGGGCTAATCAAAACGCCCGAAACCCACAAAACCGGCAGCGTAGAAGTTGCGTTGTTCATCAGCTGGTACGAGAGCCTTGGTTACAAACAACTCAGGGAGCCGGACTACAGCGCAAAGAGTTACAAGGACGGGTGGGGCATATGCGTCAGGTACTTTTACGAGCGTGACGCAATTGCAACCAGGCGCAGCGGGCGCATGCCGGCGGAGGAGTTTGAGCAGGCATTTCTCAAAAAAATTCTGAAGCCGGTTGGCATGCCAAAAATGCACACAGGCGCACGGTGCTAGGTATGAGAAAAATGAAAACAGGTTCATGGAAAAACCCAAGGACAATCGACGGGGCTGTTGGGGATGCGGCTATTGCCCGTGTCGTAGAACTGGAGAATCAGTTAGAGAAGGAGCAAGCAAAGAGCAAACGACTGGAAAAGCAGTTGCTTGAAGTTAAACTTTATATGTGTGACTTGCATACAGACCTCATGCTTCAATGTTTAAAGTCGGAAAAGACCGGCGAGGATTGGCGCAAACTTTTGAACGAAATGTATGCGCTAATAAGAAAAATTGATATGGATTGAAATTTGCCAACAAAGTGGAATTGCCTAGAAATCACGCAATTGTTATCACATGCGGAAACAAACGATGCTGTAACCCAGCCCATTTGACAACCCGCACATTTTCAGAAATGCGATTAAAAACAATGGCAAAACTAAAAGAAAAGAAAAAAGAAACTGCGCAATTTTTATCACAGGCGAAAACCAACAATCAGGAAAAACAGAAATGAAAATTAGTGAATTACAGAAAATCAGGACAGAGCAAAACGCCAAAACAATAGACAAAGCGATAGCCTACATTCAGCAACTGGAGGCTGAGCGGGATGAAGAGATGACAGAGCGCATGAGGTTAGAGGAGCACTTGCGGCTTGCGAGGCTATTTCTCGACAACATGAAAACTGAGATTCGCAACGAAATTATTAAAGGAGACCATTCAGACGACGATTGGCGAGAAATCGGAAGGGAAATAGATGCTTTGCGAAAAAAATTGGCTTACGGAAAAAGCGAAGACGCAAATTAATGTGTTATATTTCAATTGTCAGTTTGGCGGCTGGCGATTGAAACAACCAGAGAAGAACCCGCAATTTTGCGGTGTCTTGCACCGTTTAAGCAGGAACTTTGGTTGTTTCATATCGCTTAAGCCGTCTCACGCCAGAGGCCAAGACACCACAGCGTTGTGGGTTTTTCCATTTCGGCAACAACCAGTGCGGCACGTCGGTGGCTGAGTTGTTTGATAGTCCGGTACACGAGCAAACCAAATCGGACAGCGTGGGCGAATCTTAGAGCGCGGTGGTGAAAATAGTCTGAGTAGTGCGAAAGCGAGAACTGGCTCCGCTGAGGCATAAGCGAATCTTTGGCAAACACCACGGATAGAGCTGTGCTTTGCTCAAACATCACCACTGAGGCATATACATACTCAATGCTCAATCTATCGAATCAATCCAGCCCAAGGATTAGAAGCCCGATACTTCCACCTAATGCCTGATTTAATTTTTTCAATGAGACTCTCTGAAACGTTAAACCTAACGGCCAATTCTTTATTTTTTTCGTCAGACAACAAAATGTAGTCAACATCGGATTGAGTGAGATTCGAGTTTTTACGCAAAGTCAGCGAAATAACAACTTTGTGAAGTTCTGTTTTTTTGTATTTTCCCAATAGACCGCTAAAACGCCCAAGTTCTGAAACGGTACACATCCCAAGATGGGCAGACCTGACGCATTTAATATTTCCGCATGTTCGGTAAATGCGCATTCCAGCAGGTATTGCCCCGCTCTTTCGCTTCCAAAGCAGCCTACAAACTGAAGTCATTTTACCGTTGTGATAAATTGCAGGACCGGAGCCATTAGAGCCCATTGTGCCAGTCCACAGCAGGCAGTCACCCTCTTCAATAGTTCGAGACGCTATTTTGTCAAATACGGTCATAGCAAAATTTTAACGATATAAAACAAACATTTACACGATAAAAACCCTATTAAATAAATTTGTGAACGTGCTACAATTGAGTTATGGAGCCAAAAGCATTAAAATTAACGGATAAAAAAGAAAAGTTTGCACAATGCATTGCGGACGGTATGACCCAGGCCGATGCATACCGAACAGCTTACAATCCAAGACCAGATACAAAGCCGGCAAGTATTTGGGACAGCGCGAGCAAAGTAATGGCACGTCCAGAGGTCGCCCAGAGGGTAGCCGAACTAAGACAGAAGCTAGAATCAAAGGCGCTTTGGACGCGCGAGGAAAGCGTACAAGCGTTGAAAGAGGCCTACGCAGTAGCACAGGAGCGGCAGCAATCCACAGGCATGACGGCGGCGGTTAAAGAGCTTAACGCAATGCACGGTTACAACGCAGCCGTTAAGCACGAGATCACGGGAACAATCGCCCAGTTCAACATTAACACCAAGAAATTGACGGACGAGGCGCTTAAACAAATACTAGATGCGACGAATCCCGACTGAAATCACGTTAACCGCAGACCAGTTAATCGAGGTTGAGCGGGAGTATTGCAGCAGGAGCCTAAGGAATTTTGCGCATCGAGCTTGGCATTTTCTAGAGCCAGCCACGCCGATGATGTGGGGGTGGGCGGTCGATGCGATATGTGAACACTTGGAAGCCGTCACCAGTGGCGAGATTAAGCGGCTATTGATGAATGTTCCACCGGGTAGCATGAAGAGCCTATTAACGGGGGTTATTTGGCCGGCATGGGAATGGGGGGCAAAAGACCGACAGGAGCTGCGCTACTTATCCACAGCCCACAAGCAAGATTTGGCGGTTCGAGACAGCACAAAAAGCCGACGGTTAATTCAGTCGGCTTGGTATCAAAAGCTATGGCCAATTCAGTTGACTGGAGACCAGAACGCTAAAACCAAGTTTGAGAATAGCCGGACAGGATTCAGAGAGTCAATGGCGTTTGGTTCAATGACCGGCGCCCGTGGCGATCGGGTTATTTTGGATGACCCGCACAGCGTGGACGATGCGAACAGCCGTCAGAAGCTGAAGACCGACATCACCACATTCAGAGAAGCACTACCGAGCCGAGTTAACAACGAGCAAAGCGCGATCATCATCATCATGCAGCGCCTAGCAGTGGGGGACGTTTCAGACGTTGCGCTTGAATTGGGTTATGAGCATTTGCAAATTCCGATGAGGTACGAGAAGGGCAGGAGTAAATGGGTAGTTGGTACAGGTGACCCGCGAAAGACAGAGGGCGAGCTAATGTTTCCCGAGCGGTTCAGTGAAAGACAGGTGCAGGAGCTGGAGAAGTCGTTAACCATAGCAGCAGCCGGACAGCTTCAGCAGCGGCCAGCCATGCGTGGGGGAAACGTGATCAAGACCACGTGGTTCAAGCAGCACAAGGAACTACCACGACTCGAAGCCCGCCAGATATTCGCCGACACCGCACAGAAAACCGCCGAGCGCAATGATTACAGCGTCTTTGAGTGCTGGGGGCATGGGGAAGATGGCAATTTGTACTTGATCGATTTAATCCGAGGAAAGTGGGAAGCACCGGAGCTGGAGCGCAGGGCGTTGGCATTTTGGCAAAAGCACAAGGCAGCCGATAGCGTACTACTGGGGGCACTTCAGAAGATGCGGGTCGAGGATAAAGCAAGCGGCACAGGACTGATCCAAGGGCTAAAGACCAAGCACGCCATCCCAATCACAGGCATCGAGCGCACGCGGGACAAGTACACCCGCTTATTAGATGTTTTGGGCTACATCGAGGCCGGCCTAGTATCATTACCAGAAGGGGCGCCGTTTCTAAGTGATTTTCTCGCCGAATGCGAATCATTCACGAGCGACGACACACACCCGCATGATGACCAGATTGACCCGATGATTGATGCGATAAATGAAATGCTGGGGCAGCAGAATAAATTGAGCGTTTGGGAGCGCATGATATGACCGAGAAAACAGCTACATACGACGGATTCATAAACCTGACGGGGCGAATGGGACTCGGAGCCCAGAACGTGGCCAGCGATTCAACTTATACATTTAACCTATTAACCCGCAACCGGATGAAGCTAGAGGCCATGTATCGGGGTAGCTGGATAGTCGGAGCAGCCGTTGACGCCGTGGCCGAGGATATGACAAGGGCGGGCATACAGATCAAGAGCAGCGACGAGCCGCAGGAGTTGGAGCAGCTGCAAT